AAGATCGTGGAATTGGCGGGAACTTACGTGGAGATCAGCCCAGCGCAATGGGCATCCAAGCGCGATGTCACTGTCGAAATGCACCTCGGCTACGGTGAACAAGAGCAGGAAGCGCAGAAGTACCTCGCGCTACACGGGTTGATGTCGCAAGATCCAACACTCAGCCAGATGTACCAAGCTCCAAACCAGTACAAGCTTATGTCGCACGTGATGGAGAACAGCGGTATCAAGAACGTCCAAGACTACCTGACGCCGCCCGACCAATTGCCGCCACCACAGCCCGACCCAGCGCAAGAGATGGCTATGCAAATGCAGCAACAGCAGATGCAAATACAAGAACGTCAGACCGCCTTGGCCGAGCAGAAGCTCCAGATGGACGCGCAGATGGCACAAATGAAACATCAGCTAGATCAGATGAAAGCACAGCAATCGTTTGCCATGCAATCTGACAACCTAGACCTCAAAGAAAGCCAGCTAGATCATAAGGTTATGGTTGATACGGAAGAATTAGAGATTGCGAAGACGGCAGATGACGTCCGAGCGATAGCCTCACCAACAGGCTAAATACACAACCCCCCAAGGAGAGCACACGATGACCGAAGAAGAACTTGTCACCCAAGGTGACGAGGCAGAGGCGCTATTGGCTAACTCTGCATTCAACGCCTGCGTCAACACGCTGGTCGAAGGTACGTTCACGACATACGTCAATTCGGACCCAGCAGACGACGCAGGACGAGAGCAAAACTACCGCCACTATCGAGCTTTGGTAGACGTGGCAAACACACTTAAACAATGGGTCGCGGTTCGAGACGAAATTAACGAGCGCGTGATCTCAGCAGTAGAAGACGACGACAACAGTCAAGAGGAACTTACGGACCATGGATAACGTCCACAACAATCAAGAACCTCAGAGCCGTATCATCGACCAAGACGATGCGGAGCAAGCCATTCTTAATCGCTGGGAGGACGGGGAAACCCTATCCGAAGAGGAACAAGAGGCAACAGATGAACCTCAAGCAGACGAGACACTAGAGGATACATCTGACGAAGATCAGGATGATGAAAATGATGTACAAGACGCCGAAGACGACACAGACCCCGAAGACGACAACAGTGAAGAAACCGACGAAACCGACGACGACCAAGAAGAAGAAGAAGAAGTAGAGTTATCAATTGATGACGACACTCAGGTCGAAGTTATTGTCGATGGTGAAACACAACGGGTATCCGTAGCCGCTCTTAAACGTCTGCACGGTCAAGAAGCCAGCCTGACCCGCAAGTCTCAAGACCTCGCAAACACCCGCAAACAAGCCGACGCTGCTCTGCAAAAAGCAGACATTAGCTATCAGAAGCTTCTCGAACGCGCCCAAGCCCGAGCCAAGCCCTACTCCGAAGTGGACATGTTAGTCGCAAGCCGACAGATGGACGCCGACGATTTCGCCAAGCTCAGGTCCGAGGCAAAGGACGCAGAAGCCGACCTTAAATTCCTAACTGAAGAGGCCGACGCCTTCTATCGTGATGCCCAAGACCAGCAGAAAGTGCTGCATCAGCAAGCCGCGTCCGAATGCGTCAAAGTCCTTCAAGCCCAGATGCCCGACTGGTCAAACGATGTATACAATGACATCAGAAGCTATGCGGTCAGCCAAGGGTTACCCTCAGAACAAGTGGATCAATACGTCGATCCGCAAGTGATAATGCTTTTGAACAAAGCCCGACTATATGATCAGTCGAAGAAGACAGCCCAGACTAAAAAGGCCGCTTCTAAGGTGATTAAGGCAAAGGCAGGTAACAAGGGTAAACGGATACTTAGGTCTAACAAAGCACCGCTGAACGATATTGGTTCCAGCAAACGTCGCGCAGACAAAGCGCAACAAATGCTGAGAGCTAATGGCGGATCTGATGCTGACGATATAGCGGAAGCTTTGATGGCGCGGTGGGAGCAATAACAACCCCCACTAAGGAGCCAACACAATGGCTACGTACACGACCTTTAACCAAATTGGTAAAGCAGAAGATGTCTCGGACATTATTACCAACATCACCCCCACCGATTGCCCGATGTATTCGCTGATCAAATCTGAGAAAGTTTCAGCGCGAACATTTGACTGGCAGGAAGATACTTTGGCAGCAGCAGGCGCAAACGCCGCCGTCGAAGGAGCTGACGTATCAGCAGGCACACAAAGCCCAACAACCCTTCGCACAAACCAATGCCAAATCTTGGTCAAAAGCTTTCAGATTTCAGCGACCGCTGATGTCATTAAGACCTATGGCCGTGCGAAGGAAACTGCCTACCAAATGGGCAAAACCCTCAAGGAAATCAAGCGTGACCTTGAGCGTGCCTACGTCGGTGTAGCCCAAGCGGCTGTTGCCGATGCCAACGGCAGTACTGCGCGGAAAATGGCGTCTGTCACAGCACAGATCACCGATTCCACAGATGCAGGTAGCGGTTCAACCGACCCACTGACAGAAGCAAAGCTGTTGGTCGCCGGTCAAGCTGCATACACAGCGGGCTCCGAGCCTTCGGTGCTTATGATCAAACCTGCCGATTCACTGATTGTCAGTGGCTTTGCCGCTGCCTCTGGGCGTAATCGTGAGTTTGCTCAAACCAAGACCTTGGTCAATGTGATCGACCTCTATGTGTCTCCGTTCGGTGAGTACAAAGTAGTGCTTAACCGTCACCAGTTGACCACACACGCATTCCTTATCGATCCGTCGATGTGGCGTACTTGTGTGCTACGTCCGTTCACTCGCACTCTGCTTGCGAAGACCGGCGACAGCGATCAGCACATGGTTAACTACGAAGGGTCTATCAAGCATATGTCCTTCGCCAGCGACCATATGATCACTGGCCTAAGCTAAACGGGTCTAAACTATTGAGGTCCGGCGGGACCAAAGAAGACGAAGGTTGGCTGCTCTCCTTACTTCGTCTCCCCCGCCGGTCCTCTTTTTAATCCACATCAGAGCAACAGCACAGAGCACCCCCAAAATGACAAAAGATAATAATAAGCCCGCCAAGCGCAACTTGCTGGGCGTTGAGACAGAGTATTTGCAGGAGGGAGATCGTGTCACCTTTAAGAATACCCAAGAAATCACCACCGCCTTCATGGATGACCTTCGCGACAGCCGAAACGCGAGTAGTGAAACCCGTGAGGGAGAGTATCAGCGTGTTGCGTCGATACCCGTTGCCGTTCACGAACAATGGCTCAGAGAAGGCTTCGACCTATACCAGCACAACGTCAAAGAGATTGTTAAAAGGCTCCGAGATCAGAGCTTGGATTACTTCATGGCTACGGACAAAAGGAACTGATCATGGGCCTCTATAGCAACATTCATGCGAAGCGAAAGCGCGGTGAAGCCCCTAGACGCAAGGGTGCTAAAGGCGCTCCGACTGACGCGGCCTTTCGAGCATCTGCCAAGACCGCCAAGAAGCCTACTAAAAAGAAGAAGGTCTAAGCTATGAACAAAGGTGCCCTCAGAACGCATTTCAAAGCCCTGCTGAACCGCAGCGACTGCCTAAACGCGCTGGCCGATACGTTCATCGATCAGGGCATCTCCCGCATACAACGTGTCCTACGCATACCGTCGATGGAAGCGATACAGACCTACGCAATCAGCAGTCAGACTGGGTCTATCGCCCTGCCTGCGACTGCTTTGGAGGTCATCGACATCTACCACGGCAACAGTGCCCTAACGCGAGTACCGCTGCATGAGATGCTAGCGATGAAAGCCACAGGCCAAGCTGGGACGTCAAAGCACTTTACTCAGCAAGGCACCACGATCCTGCTGTTCCCCGAGCCTCCCAGTGGCACGGTCAACGTCAGCTACTATGGACCCTTTGCGGCCATGACTGCCGACAGCGATGAGAACGCGCTAGCAGCAACCTCCAGCGATCTGATCATGTACTCAGCATTGTCTTATGCCGCCGACTACTTCCTTGATGAGCGTGGCCCCATCTTCGAGCAGAAGTACGGACAATTCCTCGCTGAAGAGCAAGAGCAGGCCAACGAGGCGGCTCAGGCAGGCAGCATCCAAGTAATGCGTCCCAGCGCCCAATACGCGGACTAGAGATGCATGTGTTTGCCCTGCTGGTATTTGTCGGCGGGGCTTCACTAGAGGGTCCTGCGATGCTCTTTGCCAGCCTCGAAGCCTGCAATTACCACGCACGTGAGATCGTCCGTCGCTACGGCCATCTGACGAGCCCCAAGCACTATGCGCTGGCCTATTGTGTGCCGCGCTTTCTTGAGAAACCCGACCAGCACAAGGTGTACAAATGACAAGTAAAAACGAATGGACGGGTGCTGCAATTGTACTGACCTTAGTCGGCCAAGGTGCGGCTATCGTCTGGGCTGTTTCAGGAATGGTCAAAGACATTGAGGCTAACAGTATTGACGTACAACGCATGTCATCACGCATGGCAGAGGTCGAAAGTACCAGCCACCAACAGGCGGTCACGATGGCACGTATCGACGCAAACCTCGATGCGATCCGCGATGCCATCGATCTCATGGTGGCCGTTAAATACTAAGCATATAAATAAGGAACGAACCCATGCCAGTGGCCGAGATATTAACCGGCATAGCCTTGATCAAATCCGCGACAGAAGTAATATCAAAGACGCTGGGAGCAGCCTCGTCAATTTCGTCGCTGGCAGGACAGATCGACGCCCTGTTCGAGGGATCAAAGCACCTTAAAGACGAAGAACGCAAAGCCCGTCAGAACGGCCAATCCATCACTGAAATCGTTATAAATCAACAGCTTGCCGCAGAGCACATAGCCGAAGTAAAGGCCTTAGTCATCGGGCGCTTCGGTTACTATGCGTGGCAAGAAATCCTTCAGCTCAAGAAAGACCAACGCCTCGAAGAAAAGGCCCGCGCTGCTGCCAGGAAACGCCAGCAAGAGGAAACGCAGGAGCTTGTCGGCGACATGGCTGTCGTGGGCGGCTCAGTCCTCATAGGCATACTCTGTCTCGCCATTGTGGCGGCGGTGGCGCTGGCCCTCATCTAAGGAGAGAACATATGACTATAGAAGAAAGACAGCACATCAATGTGAAGGACTATCAGCTAGCGCGTAGACGCATGTGTTACGTGGCTCTGTCGATGATGGTCGCAGCAACTATAGCCGTCATTGTAGACCCTGCCCGCATGGCTCAGGCCGATGCCCAGATGATGATGATGTATGGTTCTCTTAGTGCCCTCGTCGGTGCGTTCTTCGCTGTTGGGCACAAAGAGGTATGATTGGCGCAATAGTCTCCGCAGTAAGCGGGCTGGCAACGTCCTACATCGACGGCAAAACAGCAGTGCAAAAGGCGAACGCAGAAATACGTTTGAAAAAGGCAACCAGCGAGACTGACTGGGAGCAGGCGGCTATCGAGGCCTCGAAGGATTCACTTAAAGACGAGGCATGGACGCTAGTTTTCATCCTTATCCTGTGTGCGAACTTCATCCCGTCAATGCAGGATCACATGCGGATTGGTTTTGAGAACCTCGCGCAATGCCCTGAGTGGGTAAAGTACGGAATGTACGCCAGCATTGCAGCTAGCTTTGGTTTCAGAACGCTGCGCGGCTTTGGCAAATGACCGTCGTCGTCCCCTTCCCC